TTTACTGGGTTTCTTTAATTAATTTTCAATACTGCCGCCTTCGGGCGGCGGAAAGGTAAAAAATGAAATACTCTAAAGCCAAATCAATCGCTAAAATTGGACAGTATCACTTTACTTTTAAAACCCTATGGGCCAAATTACCGAAAGAATTGATAGAAAAATCAACAGCTAAGAATCTCGCTATCATTATTGATTTGATGTATGAGCAAAAAGAATATGGCCATACAGAGGCATGGCGCGAATTAACATCATAAAATCATTGACAAGGTTGATAATTAGGCTTAAAGTCAACCTTATTATTCAGCCCTTGAGGCTGCGTGTTGAAACTAAAGAAGTTATATTAAATATCATCATTTTTTGATGCGAATTGCAAAAGCCGCCTGATTTACTCAAGCGGCTTTTGTTTTTGGAGGTATTATGGCAAAAGGCAGGACAAGCATTACAGAGCGGCTTAAAAAGAGCCAAAAACGAGAGGCGCGCCGCAATATGTCGCACGAGTGGGTGGAAAAATGGGAGCAGGACTATTTATCTTTACTCTCGCAAATAAAACGGGCAATCGGCACAAATGACGAGGACGAGTTGGCTTTTTTGTTTGCCGATTTGCGCGCCCTGCAACAGCCCAAATTTGAGGCATTGCATCGGGTAATTGACGAGTTGATAACACCCACACGGGAGCTTATAGATGATTGACACCCCCGAATTAGGCTACACGCCAAACAACCTAAAGTTATTGCGCCAAATGTACAGGCTGACACAACAACAGGTAGCCGATATAACTGGAGTAGCCCTAGCAACCGCCCAGCGGTGGGAAGCAAACCCAAGCCAAAAAAGCTTTGCGAATATGCCGCATACTAAATGGCTTGAGCTTTTACAAACCTTAACTAAATAGATATTGTAAAACCGCATTTAATGCGGTAATATACACACATGGACACAGCGCAATCGCGCAAACCGCGCCTCGGGTAATCAGGGGTAAGGAAACTAAAATGAACTTAAAAAACGAACTGAAACAACTTAAACGCTATTATGAAATTTGCGGTTATAACGGAAAATTAGAAGCGGGAAGCCTGATTCATGGCATTAACTGCATTTTAAAAGGCAAAGAAAGAACCGTTGACATTCACGATTCAACAAGAGAAGAACTAGAAGAACGAATTTCTAATTTTTATCTGAATATTGACGAACATTTGACAAATTAATTAGAGACCAAAGGCCGCCTAAAATGGCGGCTTTTTTGAAAGGGGTATAAATGCCACACCAAAATAGAAACTGGCAACGCCGCTGGAAGGTGGATTTTGAAAACCAAACCGCCACCCATGACGACGGCTGGGTCTTCAAATTCACAAAAATTGCCGACGGAGTGTTTGATGGCTGGTTGATTGCCCAGCCCGAAAACCTTACGCCCGAACAAATCAAAAACACCCCGCGTATTGCAAGAGAAGCGGGCGAAGCATGGGAACGCTCCCGAAAAAATAGGCAATAAAACAAAGGTCGTCTGAATTTTCAGGCGGCCTTTGTTTTAGACTGTCAATTTAAAGTTGATAGTTCAGACAACGCCTTATGCCGCGCCTTGCAGTCATTATATAGCCCGATGACTTGCAACGACCACGGCAACACATCCGCGCCAGTTCCGCCCTCAAGTTTCGGCAGTTTTGGGCATGGCTGCACCAAATCGGCCGGCGGTTTAATTGCCGTCGGCAATGGCGGCGTTGATGACTGACAGCCCATCAGAATCAAGACAGGTATTCCGATAGACAGTTTTTTCAATGATTTTAGGCACTTGGACATAACGCACCCTTTCTTTTTCTTCACGCACCGCTTTTTCTGCCTGATATACGGCAGACGTTTTGCGGTCTTCTTTCGCTTTTTCAATCGCAGCATCTTTCAGACGACCCGAAATTTCTGCGGCCCTTTCATCGCGGCCGCGCCGATATTCCGCTTTGCGGTCGGCTTGCCAAGCGGTGATGCAAATTGCGATCACAACTAAAACCGCAATCAATTTCCAATTTCTGACAAACGTTTGAACCATAATTCAGCCATATCCTTATAGGTTTTGATTTCACGTTCAGCAAACTCAAAAGCCGCCAGGTCTGCGTTTTCGCTTGCCACACGGCTTTTGGTTTGCCATTCCGTGATTTTCTGTTTTGCAAAATCAACGGGGTTCATGCTCGACCTTTAAACGTGCAGACCGGGTAAATAAACGGTCTTCCCGCCTTTTTTGGTTGCCGTCATAATTTGGTTACGCATTGGGCTGTTACGGCGGAAGCCGACATGCACCCACGCGCCATCGCCACGTTCGGGAAACTCAAGAATCAACTGGTCGAATGTAATTTTCCCCTCGTCGCGCATTTTGATAATCTCTTTCGCAAACGCCAAAGAAGTTAAGCCGATGGCATCGCAGTCAGCAGCCAAGCCGAAACGGTGGGCAGATGTTGGCGAGCCGCCGACTGCCTTATTCACACGCTCGCTACGAAAGCATGAAGTTACGACAATTCCGCGCCCAACATAAGCGCGTATTTTTTCAAGCTGTTCAGCCGTGTATTGAATGTTTGCCATTTCAGCAGAGGAGGGCGTATTTTGAAGACCTAAACGACGCGCTGTTTCGCTTCGTGTCAGTTCTTTTAAGCTAAAGTGTTCAGTGATTTGCATTTTTCGTTCTCCAAATAAAAAGGCCGTCTGAAATTCAGACGACCTGTTGAATTAATCTTTATCGACGAATTTACCCGCCGTTTTTTTGACCCATTTGGTCATAATGCCTGGGGCTAGGCTTTTAACGGTATCCATCGCATGACCCGTCAAGATGCCGACAAAAGCACCGGCTACCGCACAAGTCCAAACTTGATTGACCATCAAAAACCGTTCTGCTACTGCCGCCGCAGCAACCGCCGAAATAA